AGGTATATTGTTGTCTAGTAATGTTTGTGTGTTTCATACTATAGTTTACCTGCGATTATGTAAAACGTTAGTTCGCTAAATTGGTGTGTTTTAGCAAATTAGGACACGCAAAGGACACAAAATATCAAGTCTGTTCTACGCTTTATATTAGCTAGTTTGTGGCTGCATTTCCCCAGTTAAACGGCTTGTTGTAAGGCGTTTTAAGGCACGCAAAAATCAAAGTGGAGTATTTACCCATTAAAAAAGCCCCTCCCACTGAAGTGAGAGGGACTTATAAGTCTAGTCTTGCACTCTTCCGAGCAGCTCTAGACGTGTTGCTTAGTGCAGTGAAGTCAATCGACCAGCTTCATCTGTGTCAACTTGTACCGTGCTGTCAGCCTGGACAGAACCATCCGCGTTGACTGCGTATGCATGGTCATTGTAGACGTGAACTCCAGCAGGGAGCAGGTTGCCATTTTCAGAAGCAAGGTACTTCTTGCCTTCCGCGTCAAAGATACCCGTCGCCATGCGTCCATCGTTTGCAAAGTAATAGTCATAGCTACCGATGTTCTGCATACCTGTCAGCATGGCACATTCCTGTGGTCCTTCATCTGGGCAGAGATAGAACCAGTCAGAGCCATCAAAGAACCAGCCTGTGACTGCATAACCTCGTGCATCGAAGTAATACCACGAGCCATTAATAAACGCCCACTGGCTGTAGTAATAGGCACTTGGACTGGTCGCATACCACCAGCCTGTCGCATTCTTAACCCAGTGTGGCGTAAAGTTAGACTCACCCTGGGCAAGCTGCTCCCATTCTGCGTAAGTCAGCTTTGCAACATCCAAGTCAACGGTACCGCCAGCACTTGAATACTGCCAGATGGTCCAATCGCTCCACGCGCCAGTGTTGTAGATCATGGCAGGAAGTTCCCACGAGAAGCGGTTGTCTGGGTAACCAGCCATCCAAAGACGCGATACGTCAGCACAAGACGCTACCTGTAAGCGTCCAGCCGGGTACGTGTACACAACTGGGTAAATGCCCGTCTTAGCGTAGACACGGTCAACGAACTGTCTTGCCCAGACTGTTGAGCCCCACGCATCGTTGTCACCATTCTCCCAGTCCAGGCACAAGAGAGCCTTGCCAATATAGCCAGAGACACACGCAACAAATGCATCAGCTTCTGCCACAGGTGAGCCACCCTCGGCATAGTGATAAACGCCAATAAGCTTACCGTCTGCAAGTGCACGCTGAAGCTGTGCCGTCATGTAGCGGTTCATTGGCTGGGTTCCTTGCGTTGCCTTAGCGATGACAAAATCAGAACCACTGTATGCGGTCTCGACATTAGGGTGCGAGTATGTCGCACCCAATGCCTGATAACCTGATACGTCAATGCCCCTAAGCATTGTTTACCTCTTCTTTTGTTGGCTCTTCTTTTGGCTCTTCTACAGGCTTTGTGTTAATTGGTTCAGCGTTGCCCGTCATATAACTTGCAGGACGCTCAGAAGGCTGTACGTAAGTCATTGCGCGTGCAGAATCGCTAATACCCTTTGTGGTTGGGTCAACGGTTACACCAATAGCACCCAAGACGGCAACAACCACAGTGCCAATCAGGTATGGGTTACTGATGAACTTAACGAATACATCAGCAAGGCTACCCCAAGTAGTCAAATCGGAGTAAGCCAATCCAAGGTATGCCAGGATAGGACTCATGACGATGCCCGCCATTCCCATCCACCATGCGGGATTATGAAGCCTTACTTTCCAGTTAATCATGTGAATCTCCTTTACTTTTCCAACTTAGTAATGCGTGAGTCTAGGTTTTTCACGTCGGTCTTGACCTCTGCGAGGTCTGTTGCTGCTTTTTTTGAAACCTCATCCGCCCTTCGCGCTACGATGCCAACCACTGAAAGCTCAGCTGTGTGTTGCGTGAGTGTTGCAGTCAAGTCAGAGAGAGACTGTTGATACTTGCCAAGCTGCTCATTCATGACTTGTTGGCGTGTCTCTAGTCTGGTGAGGGTGTTGGTGATGGTGCTCTTCCATGCGTCTTCTTTTTCTTTATCTTCACGACTAGCACGCTGCCAGTTTGAGAAGGCAACAAGACCGCCCAGGAACGCACCTGCGATGGAGACGAAGAAGGAAACCATTTCAGCTGTGATGTTCATAACCTCACCTCCTAGTGACTTACCGTAAATGTGAGGGATCCATAACGCCACGCGTTAGAGACTTTTCCGCCTTGGTCTTGAAGATAAATGTTGCCGTCAGGTCTCGCTGAGATAGCAGTAATAACGTCAGCGTGTCCAGGGCAAATACCTGAGTCATAGACGATTGACTCATTGCCGTCTGTGGCTGAGCCATACTTTTCATGATCTACCAGAGGAGGTCTTGAGTTTTCTGGAAGCGTAAATGGGCAACGGACAGCGTCGTAAGATACATTGTTAGCCAACCAACCTCTGACCTTGATGGTTACAGAGTCCCCCGTTCGGTAGATATGCCAGAAGTTGTTGTAGCTTCCTTGTGGCTGTAGGTAGATTACGTCAAAGTCAGTGTCAGACTGCTTCTTGTTGTCTCCTAAGACCTTAATTGTTGGCAGCAATGATACAGGCTCACCAACGGTAATACCATTGATTGGCAGACGGTAGAGGGGCATGCAAGCTGTAGTAGAGCCGGAGAGAATGTCACCCTTAACATAGGTTGGGTCTACTGGGTTACCTTGGTTGGTTGGTGTGCCTTGGATAACCTCACAGGTAAACTTCTCAACACCGCCAACCTGCTTAGAGTACTTCAGCACAACTAAATCATTGCGCTTGTAACCCGCGCGACCGTTGGCAACATTAAGCTCAAAAGGCTCCTCATTAGTCACCATGCGAGCGTCAAAGAGCACGTCACCTGTATCAATGCGGACCCTGTTGGCAGTCTGCATAGCAGCCTTGATTTGATTCTGCGTCTGCAGAATGCCACGAACAGAGCCAGCTACACCAGCAATTAGCCTGCCAATCTGAGGGGCTGTAATGTGGTCCTTGCCCTGGAATGAAATAACGCCATCAAAAGCCATTTAACCCTCCTTTACCATGAATTGAGCGAACTCTTCATCGCGTTTGCGTGCGAGCTCGCGATACTTAGCAGCGCAGTCAGGGCAGAGGAGATAACTCTGCTGCACACCGTCTGCTGATACTCTGCTTATGCTTTTCCATTGCGAGGTTGCAAAGTCACTTTCAAGAAGAAAGGCTTCTTTCTTGCACCTATCGCATTGGAATCGTGCAAAGCCACTTGTTTTTGCCATTAAGCTGTCCTTTCCCATTTATAACAGCCAAGAGAAGGTAGTTGTTGCCATCTACCTCCATAGTTTGTTGCAGGGTTAACAAATGAAGTTGTTTCAATGACAGAGCCAACGGGAAAAGATGGTGTGGTTGCACCGCCTTGAGTTGCTCCCTGGACGTTGATAGTCACGTCACTAGATCCGTCAAATGAAGCTGTACCACTCACAGAGCCAACCAGCTTGATAGTACGTGGCTGTGAGAGCTTCTTAGCAGCATTAGCGTCACCGCCTGGAGTAGATGCGCCAGCGTATGGGTGAGCGTGGTTCGCAGGGGCTGCACCGACTTCTTGAGCGGTGTATGTTGGCTTTGTGGGGAGCTTTACGGTGTGCGTACGGGCGTCTGTAACGTGTCCTAAAGCGTCTACATTGACAGTTGCGCCTAATTGCACTGTGTCACCCCAAGAAGCGTTTACATCGCTTTGTAAGCCGTATGTGCCAGCAACCACACTAGAAGACTCATGAGTAAGTGCGACTGTGCCACCTGTGCGCTGAGCTTTAAGTGGTGTAGTTACTGTGACTTCTGCCACTTTGGAGTCAACCTGTAGTGTTGCTCTGCCAATCTCACTGGCTGAATCTGTTGCTACTTTGCGGGCTTCATTTACCTTGTTCTCAAGGCTCTTGAAGTCTGCTCTTGATACCTCTGCAGAGATGGTACGTCCAGCGATTGAGATACCAGTACCGGCTGTGTATGAGCTTGATACTGCGCCAGAGCCTGTGGAAGAACCACGCTCAGCGGTACCAGATGAAGAAGTATTACTAGCTGTACCGCCTACCTTGTAGCTAATGCTTACTTGGGTATCTGTGACAATAATTACTTTTGTGCCGACTGTTGCCGTGACGTGTAAGCCTGTGACAGGATCTATGCCAGGGACAATGTCACCAATGCCAAATTCTTCATCGTCATCCAGTGTGACGTTAATTGAGTCAGCAGCTTGATACTCTTTGAGCTTCTTAGGACCGTCTTTCTCAAGCTCTTCACGACTTGCATTGGTGTAGTTATAGGTTGTGGTGCGCTCATCAATGCCAAAGAGTGTCTGTGTAGTGGAGATATCGCCACGTTCATCTGCGTAGAAATGCATAACAATACGGTTTTTAAGTTCACCAGAGCCAAGGCAGATAAGATGGTTGTAAGGTCTTACAACTCTCTTAATAGTCACGTCAGAATGTTCTGCGTCTGCGCCGTCAGTCCAGTCTGTAATGGGCTTTACCGAGAGCACAATCATGCGCTCAATGGAGTCATACTCGATGTTGAGACGTGAGGAAGAATCAGCAAGCATTTTTCTGATGCCTGTCCAAGCATCGCAGTACCTATCAAAAGTGTATTTAACGGTAATACCAGAAGTTTCTTCTGAGACTTTGAACTGGTTAGAAAGTCTAAGACGCTGAACAAGCTGCTTTAGAACTCCGTGAGCTTCTCCACGCACACTGAGATAATCTTCACCGCTTGGTGGCTCAAGGACCTTATCTCTAATAATGCCTTGCCATGATCTACCAATGTAGGTAATTGTGTTGTTGCCTGAGTTGGACTCTCGTGCGTCAACTACACCGCCCCACTCAGTGCCTTCAACATAGACGTATGCGCCATCATCAAGACGCTGCTCAGAGTCAATGTCGAGCGTGAGCTCAAAGTCATTGCCAGTGTCTCCATATTCCAGGTCAAGGCGTGCTCCTTTGAGCACGCCAATATCTAGATGTGTTGCGTCTGTGTAGCTAATATCTGGCATTATGCACTCACCTCACTAGATGCGCTCTGAGTGCTTACTGCCCTTGGAGCGCGTGTCTCACCTTGTAGCTGTTCCTTCTCGTATGGAGGTGTAGAGCGTGTCTCATAGAGTGTGAGGTCAAAGTCAAAGGTGTTATCCCATGTAATGTCATCGGTGCCCGGCTGGATTTGTTCAAAAAGGTATGAGCCAGAGCCGTGAGCTCCGCGCTCTCTGAACTTGTAGACGTTCTCACGGGTACCGTTATCCTGCACCACAACAGCTGTCTTACTCTGTGAGTCAACCTCAAGATATGCACCAGCTGCAATAGTGGTGTTTACCTTGTGCAGGTTCTCGCCAATTCTGATGTATGGGTTAGTTGCAGGACCATAGACACGCCAAAGCCAAGGAGAAGCACTCTTAGAGGGGCTAGTGAATGACTTAGCGGGCTTTCCCTGGACAAGGTCAAAGGGAAAGTCTCTTGGAAAGTCAGGCTTAACGCCAGCAACAGCACCGGCTGTCTCATGCTCGAAATAGAGTGTTGTTGCCTTAAACCATGTAGGGTCTTCGACAAGAAGCGTCAAAACAAACTCTGCGAACTTGTCTGAGAGCCAGTAGTTGGTTGGCGCACCACCGATAATGTAGCAGCGAATACCCCAAGAGCCTACCGTGAGTGTTCCTGGAGTGCGATTTAAGATGTCCTTCTCGCCAAGCTCAATGATTCTGTTGCGCAACTCCAAGCCTTCTTCATCACTTTCAGTAGCGATACCAACAGGAAACTTGATTGTTTTTGGCTTATGGTCACGCCGTCTGAATGACGTAATTCTGCTCGAGTTCTTGCCTGATGTGTACGACCACATCCAGTCTCTGAGTTCGTGTTCCATGTAGTGGAGGGACTTATCAGCCCCTCCAAACTCCATGTACTTGCTTCCGTCAGAGGTTGTGTATCTAATGTCTGTGCGCATTATGCGCTCACCTCTCTTACCATGCGACCAAACTCACGATTGTTCACGTCAACTCTTACAGGCTTGCCGTATGCATCCTCAATGCGCTTAGTCATGACATCCATTTGTGCTGAGAGATCTGCAATGGCTTGATTGGTATCTGCATAGATGCCATTGGCTACAAGAGACGCAGTCATATCCATTTGTTTGTTAATAGGAACATTGAGCGCATATCCATCAACGCCACTCTGAGCAGCTTCTGCGAGGTCTTGTGCTGCCCTGTAAACGTCTCGCTTACCGCCTGCAATACCAACAACAAAGCCGTCAACTGTGTAGCCACCAAGACCAGCCATGACGCGTGAAGGCGAGTGAATGCCAAGAAGTGCTTTTACTGCGCCAACAACGCCGTTAAATACTCCACAGACTTGGTCTACTACCCAGCCAGCAAGACCAGATACGCCATTTACAAAGCCTTGAATGAATGCACGTCCTGCGCTGCCAAGGTCAAAGCTTGTAATTGCGTTCTTTGCTTGGTTGAGTAGGTTTCCGACCGCTCCAAGCAAGCTGCCAATAATTTGAGGGACTGCTGAGACAATGGCTGTAAAGAGCGTTACTGCTGCTCCCAGAAGTGCTCCAATAAAGCCAGGGAGATTTGACACTACGGTGCCAATGAGGTTGCCAACGTTGCCAATGAGTCCTGGAAGAATGACAGGGATAGCGTTCACGATTGCCACAAAGAGGTCCACTGCAGCCTGAAGAAGTGTCCCAACGAAGCCGGGAAGCCCTGAGATGAATACATCAATAATTTGTGGAAGTGCTGCTGCTAGTGCTGGGATGATTGCTACAACGCCGTCAACAAGTCCCATGAAAAGCCCCTGTGCTGCTTCAAAGAGAGCCGGAGCATTCGCAACAAAGCCATCAACAAGACCTTGCAGGATCTGTGGAGCTGCTTCTGCAAGCTGTCCTGCAACCTCAGTGAGTGCTTGTAGGATAAAGGTGAACGCCTGCATTGCTCCTGCCATAAGGGAAGGCGCAGAAGCCACGAGAATGTCACAGATTGCACCGGCTGCAGCTCCAACTGCTTCCAGTAGTCCTGGAGCAATCTGTTGCCATGCTGCGCCCATCTGTCCAAAGAGAACCTCAAAGGCATGAGCCAGCGTAGGACCTGCAGAAGCAAGACCAGAAGCCACCTGTGGAAGCACTGAGCTGATTTGAGAAGCAAGTCCTGGGATAGTATCGGCAATACCCACGATATTACTTGCAATATTTGAAGCTGCCTGTGTGATGTCTCCACCCATAGCGACAAAGGCTGTGCCAGCTACCGCTGCAGCGACTGAGAGCACACCAAGCACCACAGTTGCGCTACCAAAGCCAGAAGCAAGGTTTGCAACCACGCCCATGGCTGGCTGTACTGCTCCTAGAAGCTTGGGTCCTAAGCTTGTTAGTGCAGGACCAAAAACACCAGCGATAGCATTGCCAACACCACCAAGCTTAGAAGTGATAGAGCTACTAAAAGCCTTCAAAAGGCTGTCTCTAAACTCCCAAGCGTAAAGAATTGCGGTTTCCAGTTTGTCTTGGACTACTGCAGCAATCCCGCCAAAGTGTGACTTAAAGCCTGTACTTAGACCTGCAACAGTAGAGAGTGTGCTAGGAACCATGCCCTTGATAATGGATAGACCGCTTGCAACAGCGCCGGAAGCCTTAGAGAATGCTCCAAGCATCTTGCCAGCGGTCTCCATTGACTTGCCAATGACAAGAAGCGCAGGACCAGTGCCCGCAAGCATGCCAATAGACTTTGCAATGGTCTGAATGTCTGAAGCTGACATCTGATTGATTGCATTAGCTGCGTTGGTTGCCATAGAAGCGAGAGCTTCCATACCACGCTCAAAGAGTGGCATAAGCGATTCAACAAGCTTCTGAATTGGGTCTGCCAGCTTGGAGAGCGCGTCTGTCATCTTCTTGTATGCATCTGTCTGATACATCTTCATGATGGTTGCGGTTGCTGCGTCAGAAAGGTTTGAGAGCACACCAGTAAGCGTCCTGGACTGCTTAATCATCAGTCCGCCAAAGTCCCCCTGCATACCAGCTCTGATTGCTGCAATAGCGACATCAGCACTGACTGCCTTCTTGGTAACCATTTCCATTGCGCCAGCAACGTCTGTATGTAGTGCCTTTGCGAGGTACTCCCATGCAGGGATACCAACCTCAGTAAGCTGCATCATTTCCTGTGAAGCTGCAGTGCCTTTGCCGTGCATCTGACCAAGAGCGCGAGTAATAGCGTCAATGCCTTGCTGACCAGCACCTAATGCAGCAGTTGCATTACCCACGTCTGTAAGCATAGGAATGATGTCATTAGCTGCAAAGCCATAGGCAAGCATCTGCTGAGTTGCCTTATTAAGACCTGCCATCTCAAATGGCGTGGTCTTAGCAAACTCGACTAGATCAGCAATCATTTTCTTGGCACGCTCAGGACCAAGCATGGTATTAAAGGCAATGTCTACCTGTTCAGCGTTTGCTGCGGTCTGACTTGCCCACCTAGCAGCCTTGACACCAGCAATGGCAAGGGGAGCGGTAACTGCAGCGGTAAGTACGGTGCCCGCTTTAGAAAAGCCACTGCCAAGGCTTGAGATTGCTTTAGAAGTCGTATCAGTTAGCTTGGAAACTTCGCTGGCGAACTTGGAAGAGTCACCTAGAATCTCAATGACTACTTTTCCATCTGCCAAATTGACCTCCTAGAAGTTAGAAGTTACGGAGTGCCATCTCCCGTAATTCATCTTCTGTTGGAGGTAACGCCCAGGCTTGAGCACGCCTAGCATGAGCACGCTCTTCTTCCTTTGTAGTGTCTCCTTCAAGTGGGCTTCTTGCAGCCACTGCTTGCCCTGTGAGCGTGTCTGGAGTAGCAAGGAGTGCCAGATATAAGTTGATGAAGGTGTACCAGTGGAGCTGTGTTGATTTGCTGGTGAGGTCTATTGAGTAGATGCGCATGAAGTCGGCAGTCACAATGCCAGCGTCATAGTGCCAGTCAAAGTTCTTCTTTCTGTAATACTGAATGCGCTTGTACTGCTCACCGTAGGAGATAGTGTCAAATGCCCCTGAAACCCACTCAGACGCTGCCTGAAGAGCTTCTACTGGGTACTTAGACACTTGGTCTGGCAACACGCCTTTTTGAGCGTAGAAAAGGTTTAGTGTTCTCGCATTAGCAACAGCACTATTCTCTGTATCCATCGTCATGTAGATGAGCGAGGTCCTAAATCCACTTTTAATGGGTACAGATACTCCCGCCACATCGACTGTGACGGGAGCACCCTTGATAACCGAGTCGAGAAACATGAATTACTCATCCATGCTGGAGTTCTCTTGCGTGATAAGCTCAGATACCTTGGACACAGCGTCGCTTGCTGAATAGACCTCTGTCAGAATTGAGATAATCTTCATCAAGCGGTAGATGTTGAGCCTGTTTGCCTTACCAATAAGTTCCTCTGCAGCTTCCTCACCAAGCGCAAAAGCAACAATATTGTGTGCTTCATCTGCAAGTGTTGTGAGGTTATCCATTACCTCATCATTTGTGAGCCCTGTAAACGATGACAAGCGCTTTGCCCAAGAGTTAGCTTCTACAACAAAAGTGATGTTGCCTAGATCTACGTCGTAAGTCTTACCCTCAATCTTCACCTTTGCTGTTGGTGCGCCGTCAAGCTTGTAATTCTTCAGTGCCATAAGTGTTCCTCTCTATGGGTTTACCTTGGCTCATATCTTGTGTCACGGGTAACGCCAAATAAAAAAGCACCCAGCATATGCCAGGTGCTTCCCCAGAGAGGAGAGGAATGGGGACTATGTCTATGCAGCCTTGGTAAAAGCTGCAGTGTCATAGTTGAAGGTGCCATACTCGTACTCATCAGTGATTGCGACCTTGAAGGCAATCTTGATAGGCGCAATATCAGAGCCAGAGAATGGCGAGACATTCAGTGTTGCCTTAGCGTGCTTAGCAACGAGTGCGGTCTTCTCGCAAGCCTTACCTGCCTTGAAGTCATAACCGCAAGTGCGGACATACTCAACAGGTACGTCTAAAACATCCTCATAGCTTGCAAGAATCTTCTGAATGCCACCAGGACCCATGGCGTCAACCTCAAAACTGAAGGTGTCAGTCTTGCCTAGGTTGTACTTAGGCTGGGTCTTACGGTCAATATAGGTTGGCTCGTAGGACTTAGCTTCACGCTCTGGGTCTGCTTTGGTGGTCTCGGTTACACGGATGAAGTTAGTCTGTCCTGGGAACTTAATCCAGTGCTGAATCTCATAAATAGAGACAGGTGTGCGCTGTGTCTCTGTTGGCTGTGTGGCAACTGGTGATTCTGGCATAATACTTCCTTTCTTTAAGGGTTAAACCCTGTACTTGATTTGGGCGATAAGCTGGTAGGTTGCGACTCCATCCTCACCAACACTGAAGGGAGATGGCAGTGTGGTGACATCATGGGCATATACAACAACGCCCTCTGGTGCACCACCGGCTTCAATGGCAGCTTGGACTTTACGCAGCATGGCAAGACCGTCAATGCGTTCCTGCTCGTCTAATGGGCGTGTCTGCAGATACACCTCATAAGGGAACTGCTTAATACCACCACCAGAGCAATAATGAAGCACCCATGGCTCACCTGGTGCAGCCTTAAGCATTGCTTGTGCAGCACCAGTACCATTAGGGAACTGACCATATTCAACAGGAATACCTGTGAGAATGTCTTTCAGCCAGTCAGTAACACTTTGAGCGATGTCTACCATGCCCCTCCAACTTTCTCTCCAAGAACTTTTGCGAACATTTGCTGCCATGCATTACCTCTAACACCTGCGCAACGGTCATACCAGTGATCACAAGCATTAGGAGCGTGCAAGGCATTTTGAAGCGTATTGTGGTTGTGCGTTGAGTAGTACTGGACACGTGCATAAGCTGCTGCGTCTCCTGCACCCCATTCAACGTAGGCAGCATTACCAGTCTGACGAGTAGTGCCAGAGCCTTGAAGAGCTCCTGAGTCATAAGGGACATAAGTCTTACAGTCAGCCAGTACGTTTTCAGCAACAATGCCAAGGGCAGCTTCTACAGCGTTTGACACCTTGTCTTTGCAACGTTCAACATCAACGTCAACCACACGCATTTTCATCTGGCTTCTACCTCCACATGATGTGTCTCGTGATGAGTGGAATAAGGGTTTACAGAGCGCACCATACGCGCTTCTGATACTGGTTTCTCCTCGGAGCTAATGCCACGAATAACGAAGTCACCAGCCTTGAGACCTGGGTCTCTGAAGAACCACACCTTAAGCACGTTGGCATTTTGTGGTCCTACGGTTGAAGCGGTATTAGCGAGCTTCTCTTCAACGTGTACACGTTGATAAATAGATCGCGTAAACCCCTTATCCCGCTTGTGCCAGACGGTGACAGTATCCCAGGCAATCATCGGATACCCCTCCAAAGAAGACCTGTACCAACTAAGAAGGGATATACACAGGAGAGGTCAGAGACGCTTGCTTGAGCGTCTGTGTAGGTGTAGGACACACTACCGACACTCTCACTCTTAACCATTCCACGTGTGTCTTTGCCAGCCACTCTGTCGCATAGTGCACAGAGGGCAAGAAGCCACTTCTCGCTGTACTTCTCAGGGACCTCTTCACCAGTCATTGAGACAAGCAGTGCTTGAGCCTTGACGAGGGGAGCGTCTAGCTCACCCTCGCCAAGAGAGCCTTTATACGTGTTACGGTAGAAGTCGTATGTAAGGCTTGGGACTGTCATTAAGCAGCCTTAGGCTTCAAGACACCAGCAGCCTTAGTTGCCTTCAATGCAACGCCACAGACGAACTCAACATCAACGCTCTTGACAGCACCTGGAGTGGTCCAGTCAGGAAGCGCAACGGTGAATGCGTTGTCACCCTTGAGGGTGATGCCGTGGAAGCCGTCCATGCCAAGGCAAGCAGCATAGATAGAGCCGTCGGTGATAGAGCCGTCACGGACCTCATGAATTGCAATGTCGTTGTAAGCCTTAACAACGTTGCCAGCGGTCTCCTTAGACTCAGTGCCAAGACCGACAACACGAAGCAGTGCGTTCAGCTTAGTGTACTGAGCTGCGTTCATCATGAGTACGTCAGGGGTACGCATGAGGTTGGAGAGCATGGTGTCAAGCTCCTCAAGGTACGCAAGAGCAGCTTCCTTGGTGGTGACCTTGACATCAGTCTTAGAGGTCATCTCAGTAGAGGTAGTCTTCAGAGCAGCTGCAAGACCGTCAAAGCCGTTTGCGTCCTTGGTAGGAGCAAAGATGCTTGCGTTGAACTTGCGGGAGACTGCGTCCTTAGCCTGCTCCAGATACATCTCGTAGAGGTCATCTGCAGCAGCCTTGGCAACACGGTCCATCTGGAACGTAGAGCCGAGAATACCAAGGGTGGTAGTCTTCTTCTCAACAGTTGGCTCAGATGCGACTGGCTCAGTACCAAGTGCACGGAATGCAGCGGAAGATGGGGTCTTTACGCGCTTATAGCCGTAGACCAAGTCAGAAGTGCCAGAAGCATTCATGCAGTTGTCAAAGGTGAGTGCACCGAGCAGGTAGTTGTCGGTGACAAGCTCATTGATGAAGCCCTGTGTGAGCTTATCGCCAGAGTTTGTTGCAAGGGTAGCGAGGTTAATCATTATTTTCCAAGTCCTTCCTTAATGTTGCGAGCAATGCCAGAAGAGCTACCAGCGGGCTTGCCGGTAGTGTTCACGCTCTTTGGCTCAGACTGGAAGAGATATGGTTTAGCTTCTTTCAGCTTGGCAACGTCACCTTCTAGAGCAGCCAGAGCAGCCCTACCAAGCTCCAAGTCAATGCAGCCAGCAGAAGTAAGCTTTGCTTCAACTTCCGCTTTCTCCTTAGCTTCCTGTGAGTCTTTGAGCTGTTTCTCGATGGCAGAGATACGCTCATCAGAAGAAGCCATAGACTTCTTCGACTCTGCAAGCTCTGCTTCCAGCTCTTTAATGCGCTTCTCACGGTTAGCCAAGTCACGCTCTAGCTTGTGGGTGTTTACGTTTGCGCTTGTGTCCTCGCTTGCAGCAGAGTCCTGGGAAGATGCTTCCTCTTCTGCTACTTGGTCCTGGGACTGGTTTTCCTGCGTAGAGTCTTGGGTGTCAGAGTCTTTCTTCTCCTCTGTTACCTCGTCTGGTGCAGGAGATCCATTACGATGCATAGACCAAATCCTTTCAGTCAATCGCAGGTCCTTTTCCTGCGCTGAAAGAATTGTCTGTGAGTGTTAACAGCTAAAAGAAAACCCCGCTTGTGGCGGGGTTAGGAGTTAAGCTTTATATTCTGGGTGGCGTTTGAGCCACTTCTCAAAGTCTTTTGGAGCGAGAAATCCTTGAGCAATTTTCCTCAAGTCTTTTTCATCTTTACGCTTGGCAATTCTTTCAACCCAATCATCTGGAGTTGAATGAACCATGATAGGCGTTAAAACATATGCTTCTTGCATTCTATTCTCCAGCTGCCATAAACGAATAGGTGTACCCATATATTTTAGCATTCTCAGAAAACCATTTATGCATCAATTTAGCTTTTTCCTCTCTTTGCATCTCATTGAGCTTGCTTTGTGGGAAGCCATTAAATGGTGTCTTTCCTTCTTTCTCAGCCCAGTCATAAACAATGTCAAAAGCATCCTCTTCAGCTTTAAGTTCAGCAGCTCTTGCAGCGTCATAAAACTCCATTGGCTTTGAGTCTTCTGTTCGCTCAATGTGGTACGTTCCCTCATGGCAAATAGCTGTATGCGATATCAAATTTGCATGTGTTAGATGGTATATATCACCTGTGCCATCCGCTCCTGTTGAGAAAGTACCGCCATACTCATGAGGGTGAGTGTGCGTGGCTTGCAGGTCTTCCCATTTATAACCTTCAGGCAAGATAAAAGTAATGGAAGTTCCTCTGCCTGTGATGACATCTCCAATTACATTGCCATCTTTGTCTAAAATTGCGCCATACTCTTTCGTAAAGCTCCAGCTATTACTGGCAAACTCACTGCTTGTTGTAATTGCGCTAGCCGTATATGTTTGCGGTGCTTTCAACGCTCTAGGCTGCTTGTTAACTGCCCAGGCACGCTCACGCTCATAGTCACGGCGCAGATGATTGTCATGCGTGAACTGACGCAGCTTGTCTTGCAGTTCACCAAGCCTAATGCGCTGCTTTACTGCGTCTGCTCTTACCTCTTGAAGGTAAGCGATCTCTCTTTTCTGAGCTCTAATGAGACGTTCATATCTACGTTGCTTCTGTGTGGCTGCGTAGTACTCGTCACTGGTCATGCCTGTGATGCGCTCTTGCTCTGAGTAGTCCATATCTGGAAGTTGTGAGTATCCAGGGACATACGGTGTCATGTAGTGGTAACAGTTATGTGTTACAATAGAATTAGCAAAATACCAGGCATTTTCTGTTGAAAGGTTGTATACATGCCCAGACCACATCCGAGTATCAACACTGATGATCTCATCAGGCTCTACAATGAAGGGGCTTCTTTCAGAACTATGAGAAAGCATTTCAGATGCCGGGATAGGATTATCGCCAGCGAACTCAAAGCTCTTGGCTTGAAGACCGATAGACGTAAGAAGAGTGTTGATATCGAACGTGTCGTTGATCTTTGGAATAAAGGGTTCAATAAAACTGTTATCGCCGAGCAGCTTGGTGTTTCCCAAACGATGATTACTAATAGGCTTAAGGAACGTGGAGTTCTCCCGCAAGATAGGCGAATGGCTACCAAAACTAGAATGGCGAGATGTTCTCTGGAAGAGAGAAGGGCTCTTTGTAAACATGCACAAGACGCCGTAAGAGGTAGTAGGAAAACACATGCTGACCTTTGTAAGAGAGCTAGAACCAAAGCTAATATTGGAAAACCTGGAAGCATTGAAGAGGCTCGCCTCGGAGAAATGTTTAAGAGCCTTGGAGTCAGCGTCTCTCATCAATTTGCTATCGACAAATACAATGTCGACATTTTGATTTTTGATTCCGTCGTTGTGGAAATCAGTGGTAGACCCAAGAAAGGAGTTGACGCCGAACGTATCCCCGAGCGCGTTAAACTCATTCTTGATAGAGGGTTCTCTCTCATACTTGTTTGGTCTAACACCAAGTGGCATCCCGTCACTATTGACACGGCTAAATACATAGTCTCCCTTGCTAAGCTTATTTGCAGCAACCCATCCATGAGGGGTAAGTATTGGGTGATTTGGGGTGACAGTAAGGTTATGGCCGAGTGCCGTCCGTATTGTGACAATCTCCCCGGAATACTTACGCCTATAGGCTGCTAAAGCGTTAGGACCTGATACTTTCGTGTCACCAACAACACAGTTAGCTCCACAGAGACCTGTCACGGTGCCGTATCCGGTTGACTCGACAAGAGGGGGATACTCAGTGCTCCTGCCACTTCTGGAATACACTTTGCCTTGCCATTCTGCATGGCTTGGGCGTGCTCCAAAGTGAGCGTCAACAAAGACCAAGTCCCACTCCCACTCATCCATACGTTGCATGAGAAGGCGGTTTCTTGCTTGGTTAGCCTGGGAAACAATGTGGCGTCTGAGAGCTGCGTCAATGGTTGTCTTAGTGCCACTGATGTAGTCAATGGTCTCTAGTCCAGAGTTGGCAAGTCGTGTAACGCCACGCTCCATAACAGCTCGTGTTGGCTCTCCCGCTTGGTGACGGGCGATTGCTTCAGCGGTTACGTCATACCACAGTGCTGCTTGGTCCTTAGCAAGTGCAATGTTCTGACGCTCAAGAACCTCATTCATACCTTGCGCTGTCTGAGCAGCGATAATAGTTGCGAGGTTAGTCATGTGACGGCGTGAGCCCATCGCTCGCACAAACTGCCCCACGAGTACGTCATCAGTCTTTTTGAGTGCGTTCTTTAGGACCTCACGCGTCTGCTTGTCGATAGCTGGACGGTACTTGTAGTAGATCGCGAGAGCTTCCTCACGAGAGAGCCTAGAGAGACGCTCAAAGTCTGCAATCTCTCTACCTCTGATAACGGCACCATTGGTGCGCACTACCTCATCAAGCAGGTTCAAAAAGAAGTATGAGAGTTCCTGTACATAAGCAGACTGTGCGCCCCCTACGAGACGCACAGCGATTTCTTCAGTCGGTTTCACAGCTACTCACCAAGTTCTGCATCAAGTGCGACACCATCAGTCTCGCTGGTAAATGCCTTTGCGTCTTCCTCACTCATGCCTTGGTACTTGACGAGGTACTTCCACTTTGGGCAAAGACCACGCGCAATGTCATCCTTCATCATGTCTCGGTCTGCCTTATCGTCTGAGATAACCGAGTCATCCCATAAGATGTCAACCGGCGCAGGCTCATCTACCTTGTAGCCGTTCATTGCGCACTCAGCAGCAAATGCTCCCTGGACAAGATCTCTTACGGAGTTCTCAATGGAGTGCTCATGCTTTCTGATAGTCCTGATAAGCGTTGCATTAGTGCTGACAACCTCTGTTGCCGTCTTGAGTCCTTGTCCCAGTGTGAATGACCAATACCCTGCACCAAAGCCAGTTCTAAAGCCCAAGACAGCAAGAGCATTGTTGAATGCGGTAACCATGTCATCAATGTGTGTGTCAGGGTTGTAGACCGTCATAGGTGACTCTGCACTAATACCAGCAGAGATTGGTGCAAACATAATCTGGTCCATGGTGTTTACAAACTTTGCCTTGCCTTTGCTGTCACGCACAATGGCTTGCTCATCTACAACCATCTTTGGCAGTGAAACCCTTACCTGCCAATACATCTGATTGAATGCTTCGTCTACCAGCCTGCAGGAGTCGCAGATATCCTCAATGACTGACGAGCCAAGCGGTGTGAGCTCGTCATGAGCGTTGTACTTAGCCGGCTTAACAAGCGCATAGGTTGGTAGTGGTTGCTTGGTATCGACAAAGCCAGTAATACCTTCAACTTCAACAGGAGTAATGCGGTTCTGCGAGTTAAAGAGCAGCGTCTCCACCACGTGAGATTGTGTCTCTTGATTGAAGTATCTAAGCTGCAACTGGTCGTAAAGCTTAGAGTTCACAGTCACCTTGGAGATGAATGCACAGCCATCACCTAGAAGCGGGATAATCTGCCACGCTTTCATAGAGTCAATACTGGTTGAGACGTTGCCCTCGTATCCATGGAAGTTGGCTACCCATGCGCCAACACCTAGTGCAAACACGGTACTGATGAACTCTGCTTGCTCATCAACAAAGTTAGGAATCGTGCGCTCTAGCCAGTCATTTACTGCGTCTTCAGAGCTTGAAAGTATTGTGCCTTCGTTCATGATCAGACTTGGAATCTCGCTTGCAACCATTGAAGCTGGACTAATTGAGAGCCTGTCATATGAGTCAGCACCGTTGTTGATGATGTAAGGCTGCTTGTAGTACTCATTATCATGCGTGAACCAGCCCCACCACAGCTGCTGGAACTTGTCCATTGAGGTGTCAGGTGTAAAGCCACGCTTCTTTAGGTATCTGAGTGCCCATTCTGGCTTCTGAATAGTAATCTTTGACAAGGTGAGACCCCTTCTCTTACGTCAAGCTTCTGTCATTGATAAGCGTCATACACGCATAACGCACAGCGTCGATAGTGTGGTTGTCAACGTCTGGCAACTGCCCTGTAAGCTGGTTATCCTTTGTCATCACATATGAGTAATTGCTGAACTCACGTGCTGCAGTTGTGCAGCTGGAATCAATGACAATCTTTGTGCGGTATTGCAGCCACTTGATTGAGTTGTGGATGTTGTGCGCTCCTGTCTTGAGAGCACCGCGAGCGTTAATGCCATTAGCCTTAAAGTCAGCAATACTTTTTGGCTCTGCAGAGTCACACCACACCGTTGCATAGGGCTCAGCGTCTTCAATGATGTCTTCACCGTCTTTGAGCGCATTACCCAGCTTCTCGCTTACGAGCTCTGCCGTGTCTTGGTTTGAGAGTCCACACTTTACGAACTCATCCAGGATGTAAAGCGTGCGGGTCTTTGCATCATAGGCAATCTTGACCCAGGCGAATGGATCCTGTGAGAAGCCCCAGTCAACGCCATAGTAGTGATACTCAAGCTTTTTGCGCTCTTCGTGCGTAATGTCTCTCACCTCAACACGAGTGAATACCTCAGAGCCAAAGCCAACCTGCTCACCCAGCCACTCAT